GAAAAAACGGCGTGGGACAAGATCGAGGAAGCCCGCCGAACCCGCGCGCTTTTGGAGAAAATCAAGGCACAAGAGAAATTGCCCGGCGATATGCGGAAGCTGGTTGCACAGACCTTAAACACCAGCCCGGCGCAAATCGGGCGGTTCGACGCGATCACCCGGAATCTTTGCCCGGCGTTCATGGAGGAATTGAAAGCGGACCGCATAAACATTTCGACCGCGTATGAACTGTCCGGGCTTTCGGCGGAAGATCAGACCGCGGCGTTTGAGGAATACCGGGAAACCGGGGAAATTTCAATCAAGGCCGCGCGGGAGCGGAAGCAGGACACGCCGCCCGCGGCGGAGGTCCCGGCGGAAGAGCCGGAAGCGGAGCGGGACGAACCAGCGGAAGAGCCGCAAGCGACCCCGCAGGACGCGCCACAGACCGCCACAGGGCCGCGGGAAGCGGACGGGCGGGAAAAGATACCACCAGCCGCAGAAGCGCCCACAGAGGGCCGCACAGAGCCGCAGGAACAGCCGGAAACCGCCGGGCAGGATAAACCGCCCGCCCCCTCTTCCCAGCCGTCCACAGACGCGGAGGAAAGGGCGGAGCCAGACCCGCTGAAAGATATTGTTCAGCAGTTGGAAAGCCTTTGCGAATACTGCAAGGAAATGGGACAAAAAGGGGTGCTGGGGCGTGCATGGACGGTTGACGTGTCCGCGTTGGAGTTTGCCATTAACCGTCTGAAATGGTGAGGGCGTGACGATGGACACAGAAACCATAATCTTTCGTTATGGATTCACGGAAGAGGAAGCGGAAGCGATACAGAAAGCCGCGCGGATTTGGGCGGAGCGGGTGAAACATCACATTGAAGAAGTGATCGAAGCGGTTTTGCATATTCTTTCGGAGGGTTCGTCCGAATTTGAAAAGCTGGAGGACCTACGGAAAGAGTTGGAGGAAATCGGGAGAGAGAGCCGCGTCCGGCGGCGGAAGATGGAGCGGAGCCGGGCGCGGGCCATAGAACAGCGATACCGGGCGGAGATTCACCGCGTCGAGCGGGAAAGGTTTTATAGGCGGATATATAAGCCGCCCTAAAGCATAAATCGGAGGAACGGGCATGAAGCGCGGAAAAGTAATTTCAATCTTGCGGTTCTTTAGCACGATTGACAAAGAAATTCAAATGAACAATGCGACCGTCGAGGACTTGAACGACCGCTATTATTTGGCGCTGGGCGCGGTCAATATGGACGGCTTGCCGCATGGGAAAGGCGGGGTTTCAAAGCCGGTTGAAAACATGGTGGCGAATGTCCCCGATTACGTCCGAAAGAAGATTGCAGGAAAACAGCGCCGGAACAAGCGGCTGGAAGAAGTCGGGGCCGCTATCGGGCGGGAACTGGACCGTCTGAATTACTATGAAAAAGCGGTTGTAACATGGTTTTATTTAGACGGCGCAACGTGGGAACAGATTTCGGGACGGCTGAATTACAGCCCGCGGCAATGTCGAAACATACGCGACAAGGCTTTAGACCGGCTGACAAGCTGGTTTTCAGCGAATAAAGCAATTTTTACATTCAAATTTCCTGAAAAATAAGATTGCCACCTATTGCCCGTTTTTTCTGCTATAATGGCTATTGTGGAAAATTGAAACAGCGATTCGGGCGGGCGATTCTCCGCCGCCCGGCGCTGACCGGAAACGGACCTTGCTTTTTGCGAGGTCCGTTTTTGTGTGCGCTTCCGCGGAGCCGTCCAGATCGGAAAATGAAAAACAAACGAAAGGGGGTGCGCGGCGCATGGCGCGAGATCGAAGCCCGGAGCGCGACAAGGCGCGGGAAATATGGCTTGAATCCGGCGGGAAAATGACGGCGAAACAGGTTGCGGAAGCCGTCGGCGGCGTGAAGCCCGAACAGGTCCGAAAATGGAAAAGCCTTGATTCGTGGGCCGCGGCCCTTGAAGCCCAAAAGCCGCCCCGGAAGCGCGGAGGACAGCCGGGGAACAAGAACGCCGTCGGAGCGGGGCCGCCTACGGGCAACCGGAACGCCGAAACACACGGCGCGTATTCGGCGGTACGGATGGAGGATTTAACCACGGAACAGCGGGTTTATATTCAGAAAATTACGCTGGACACAAAGAAAAATATGCTTGCCGAATTACAGTTGCTTATAGCAAAAGAATTCGACTTGCAAAACAAGATTGCAAAGTTGGAGAGTGCGGAAAGCGGAAGTCTTTTTATTGATCGAGTTGTCGAGGTACAGACCCCAAAAGGGCAGGAACGATTAAATCAACAGCTTGAAAAGCTGGCAAGCCTGCAAGCGGAAGAAGAAGCCTTGCGCTGGGACATGGATGTTCAGCAGGGAAAACCGCCCACGAAGCAACAGCAAAAGCGCCTTGAAAGCCTGCAACGGGAGATTGCGGCCTTGCAGGACACCACGGGCGACCGGGCGCGGGAGTTGGAAAAGGCCGCATACAACACAGCAACCCGGACAGTCATTCAAGCAAGCGCCTTTGATCGTACAATGAAGCTGGAAGCGGAGTTGAACAGAATTCACGGGCGCATTATTAAACTGCTTGATTCCATAAAGGGCTATGAATTAGAAAGCCGCCGCGTCCGCCTTGAAGAACGCAAATACAACCTTGCAAAGCAAAAGTTATCAGGCGCGTTCGACATTGACCCGGAAACGGGAGAGATCAACGACGAACAAGACGATTTCGACGCGGAATTAGAGGCTTGACGGGCCGGAAGCGCGACCCGCCGCGGGTCCTTTTAGCGCCTGAACAAAGCCTTGCGGGTTCGGGACCCCGCCGTTTTTTTAGCCACGAAATTTTTTTGAACGCTTCCGCGCTTTCGGGGGCGTTTTTGGTATGGGGGAGGTTGCCAAAACAGGAGCGGAAAGAGGGTGCGGGGCTTGAAACTTTACGACGTGAAAGCGGTTGCCCGGTTTTTGGACGTGTCCGAACGCCGGGTGCGGCAGTTGCGCGACGAAAAAGTGATTGCGGAGGTCCGACCCGGCCTGTATGACCTGATCGACACGAACCGCCGGTATATCAACTATCTACGGAAGAGAAACCCGGAAAGTGAAGAAACAATAGACTACAACACCGAACGGGCAAAACTGGTTCGGGCGAAGCGGAAAAACGAAGAATACGAATTGCAGTTGAAAGAAAACAAGCTACACGCGGCGGAGGACATAGAAGCCGTCATGACGGATATGCTTGTAAATTTCAAATCCCGCTTGATGGCGATTCCGTCGAAGCTTGCGCCGGTCCTTTGCAAGAAAACCGACAAAGCAGAGATTTTCGCCTTGCTGAAAGATCACATCGACGAAGCCTTGATGGAACTTTCAGATTTCAAAACGGCGTTCGGGGAAAGGGCAAAGGATGAAGAAAGCGACGGTTGAACTATTCACGCAAATTTTTTCCGTCCTTGCCCCGCCGCCGGATATGACAGTTTCGGAATGGGCGGACGAATACCGCCGCCTTTCCTCTGAATCGTCGGCGGAGCCGGGCCGCTGGAGGACTTCAAAAGCCCCGTATCAGCGTGAAATTATGGACGCGGTTTGTGATATGCGCGTTCAAAAAATCGTTATCATGTCGGCGGCGCAGATCGGGAAAACCGACGCGTTGATTCTAAATCCTATCGGCTATTATATGCACTACGACCCGTCGCCGATCATGGTAATGCAACCGACAATTCAGATGGCGGAAACGTTCAGCAAAGACCGCCTTTCCCCTATGTTGCGGGACACGCCGGTTCTACGGGACCGGGTGAACGATAAGAGCCGGAACAGCGGAAACACGATCTTGCAAAAGATTTTCCCCGGCGGTCATGTCACGATGGTGGGCGCGAATTCCCCGTCGTCCCTTGCTTCCCGTCCGATTCGGATTCTACTTGCGGACGAAATCGACCGATACCCGGCGACCGCAGGAAATGAGGGCGACCCCCTCTTACTTGCGGGAAAGCGGCTTGCAACGTTCTGGAATAAAAAAGAGGTTTGCGTAAGCACGCCGACGATCAAGGAAACATCGAGAATCGCGGTTGAATTTGAGCATAGCACACAGGAAGAATGGAACGTGCCTTGTCCGGTATGCGGGGCCTTTACGCCGCTGACATGGGGCAATATCCGGTTTGATAAGAACAACCTTGACGAAATCGGGCATTATTGCCCCGCCTGCAAAAAGATTTCAAGTGAAATCGAGTGGAAAGAGAAATCACAGAAAGGGAAATTCGTTGCGAAATATCCTGATCGAAAGGTTCGGGGTTTTCACCTGAACGCCCTTGCGTCTCTGTTTGTGGAATGGCGGGAGATCGTCGAGAAGTTTCTAACCGCGAACGAAGAGAAGAAAAAAGGCAATATCGAACTTCTGAAAGCGTGGACCAATACCGAAATGGGGGAAACGTGGGAGGAAGAGGGCCAGCAGATTGACACCGACGATCTTTACGACCGGCGGGAAGAATACGGGTGCGAGGTCCCGGAGGAAGTGCTGGTGCTGACCGCAGGCGTTGACGTGCAAGACGACCGATTTGAAATTGAGGTTGTCGGATGGGGTACGGACAAAGAAAGCTGGGGTATTCGGTATCAGGTTATTTACGGCGACCTGAAACGCCAGCCGGTATGGAATGAACTGGACGCGTTTCTTTCGCAGACGTTCACCACGGCAGACGGGCGGCGGCTGAAAATCATTTGCGCTTGCGTCGATTCCGGCGGACACTTCACGACGAACGTTTACCGATTCTGTAAGGAACGGACGGCGCGCCGCGTGTTTGCAATCAAGGGCAAGGGCGGCGCGGAAGTCCCCTATTTCGGCAGGCCGTCAACGTCAAATATCGTAAAAGCCCCCCTTTTCACCGTGGGCGTTGATACAGGAAAGGCGCTATTGTATCAGCGGTTAGCGGTGAAAAAATGGGGGCCGAATTTTTGCCATTTCCCGGCGGAAGAGGGCCGCGGCTATACGGAAGAATACTTCCGGGGCCTGACCGCTGAAAAAATGGTTGTCACCTACAAGAAAGGACGGGCGCAATATGTCTGGCGGCTGAAAGACGACGGGTACAAGCGAAATGAACCGTTAGATATTCGGAATTACGCGACCGTCGCGCTTGAAATTGCAAACCCGGTTTTGAAGAAGCCGGAGCGGGAAACCGCCGCAACGCCGCCCAAAAAGCGCGGCAGGCGGGTGAGGACAAAAGGGGGAATCGCCTAAATGAAAAGACAGAGATCACAACTTGAAATTGCGCGCCACCACCTGAACGCATGGCTGGAAGCCGAATTAGAGTTGACCACACATCAAAGTTACAAGATCGGTTCGCGGAGCCTGACAAAAGCGGACCTTGGACAAATCAGGAAGCAAATTGAATTCTGGCAGAATCGGGTGGCACAGTTGGAGAACACGGGGAAGCGCGGCGGCAGAAACCGCGTTGTTCGGGTTGTCCCGCGGGATTTGTAAAGGCGGTGAAGCGGCTTGAATGTGCTTGACAGAATGATTTCCGCCGTGTCGCCGGAACGGGCCGTTCGGCGGGCGGCGGCGCGGCAGAAATTAAAAATACTTAACAGCGGATACAGCAATTACGGCGCGTCGCAAACGAAAAAGTCGTTGATTGGCTGGCTTTACGGCGGAGGGTCCGCAAAAGAGGACATACAGGAAAATCTTGCAACACTCCGCCAGCGTTGCCGCGATCTTTACATGGGCGTTCCTCTTGCGACCGGCGCGTTGAAAACGTGCCGAACAAATGTCGTCGGGTCTGGCCTACGGCTGAAAAGTCAAATAGACTATGAATTTTTGGGAATGACGGAAGAGGAAGCCCGCGCGCTTGAAAGTAAGATCGAGCGGGAATTTGCTTTATGGGCGGATTCCCCCGCGTGCGATTTGGAGCGACTGGACAATTTCTATGAACTCCAGCAGCTTGCTTTCCTGAATTGGCTTATGTCCGGCGACGTTATCGCAACTCTGCCAGTCACGAAACGGGTAAATATGCCCTATGACCTCCGAATTTGCCTGATCGAAGCGGACAGGTTGAGCAACCCGGACGGGGACACCAGCGACCCGCACATTGTCGGCGGCGTTGAAACGAACGACGCGGGGGAGGTTGTCGCATACCATATCAGCAAACACCACCCCTTGTCCTATGACCTGACCGAAACCGGGTGGACGCGGGTTCTGGCATGGGGTGAAAAGACCGGGCGGCGGAATGTGCTTCACGTTATGAGCCGGGAAAGAATCGGACAGCGGCGGGGCGTTCCCTTCCTTGCGCCGGTCATAGAAGCCCTGAAACAGTTGGGGCGATACACCGACGCGGAACTTGTCGCCGCCGTGGTTTCCGGTATGTTTACCGTGTTCATCGAAAAGGAATCCGCGTCCAGCGACGGGGCATTTGGTGAGATCATCCCGGAAGAAGAACAGGTGGACGCGGAGGACGACAGCACGATTGAACTTTCCCCCGGCGCGGTTGTGGACTTGAACGAGGGAGAAAAAGCGCACGACATGAACCCCGGCAGGCCGAATACAGCATTTGACGGGTTCGTTATTGCCATTTGTCGGCAGATCGGCGCGGCCCTTGAAATCCCTTATGAACTGCTGGTGAAATGCTTCAATTCGTCGTTTACCGCTTCCCGCGGTGCGCTCTTGGAAGCGTGGAAAATGTTTCGTATGTATCGAAACTGGCTTGCAAATGATTTTTGCCAGCCGATTTATGAAGAGTGGTTCGCGGAAGCCGTCGCAAAGGGAAGAATCCCAGCGCCCGGCTTTTTTGCTGACCCGATCATTCAGAAAGCCTATTGCGGGGCGGAATGGAACGGACCGGCACAGGGCCTTTTGAATCCGGTTCAGGAAGTGGAAGCGGCAGAAAAACGGGTTCTAAACGGATTTTCGACCCGCGACCGTGAAGCTATGGAAATGAACGGGTCCGATTTTTACCGAAACGCCGCACAGCGGAAACGGGAAGAAAAGTTGTTAAGGGAGGTAAACGAAGATGGCAGACAAGAACCCGGCGGGAAAGAAGCCGGTCAATAAGCATTTTTGGACGTTCCGGGCCGCGGCAGAAGAAAGCGCCGCCCCGGAACTGATTCTTTACGGCGATATTGCTTCCGAAACGTGGTGGGGAGACGAAGTAACCCCGCGGCAGTTTTCGGATGAACTGAACGCGCTGGGGGCGGTTGATGAAATCGTCGTAAGAATCAACAGCGGCGGCGGCGACGTATTCGCCGCAA